GCTCGCCAATGGAACGGGAAAATACAAACATTCAGGTGCTCCTTACTTGAACACAACGCGAATCAGATCGCCCGCCACCGCAGTGACTGGTTTATCTTCTTCGACATAAGCGAATACAGCGGCATCAGCGGCAACTGCAGTGATGCGGCCATTAGCCACGGCAACCGGCTGGCCTTTTTTGTATGTGCCGGCCGCAGCACGGACATTCAGGAACAGGCCCGGAAGCGGCTGAATGGCAACAACGTTCTCACCAGCAGCAATGGCGTCATCCACGCCCATGCAGCGCAGGTAATCCATGTTTGCCACATACAGAATTGCCGACTCAGCGCCAGCCACTGATGCAGTGAACTTGGCAGCATCGAAGAAGCCAATAGTGCCGGGGGCAGTGGCAGCTGCTGCTGCGCCCTCACGATTAAGCAGCGGATTAGGGAACACGCCGCCAGCGTGAATTACATGCTTTCCATCTTTAGCCATTTTTTACTCCGGCATTTCGCTGAGGGACTGGTTAGAGTTGACCTGACGGAAAGAACCGTTGAGGCCGGTAGTGGTCTGGCACTGGGCATACAGGCCATCCAGTGCTGCACCGTCGAGGGCGTTGACGGCCAGATCGCCTAAGCCAAACTTGGCTTTCACGGCATTGCGCTTTTCGCCCTTTTCTTTGTCGGCGTTAACCGCCAAACCGCTTTCAATGGTGGTCAGTTTGTCGGCAAACGGCTTGAACCACGCCGGGGCCTGCTCGCTGTTCGCTGCCGTCTCTTTGGCTTTTTTGTCAGCCTCTTCCTTCTCTTTCTTGGCTTTTTCTTCGGCTTCGGCTTTCGCCTTAGCGTCATCAGCTGCCATCTGGTTGTAAGCGTCCATCAGCTCAGCATCGGACTTACCTTCAACGTCGATACCTTTCGCTTTCAGCGCATTGGTGATGAGTTCTTTCATCGGGTTTGCTTCCTCTTTGACGGAATTGCTGTTGGCGCTGAAAAACGCCTTTAGCTGGTTGAAAAGTGTTTTAAGTGCGGGGTCCTGCGGTAAAGCCGGATCGGGTGTCTCGGATTCTGCCAGGTTGACCACTTCTAACTCCTGCTCTTCGCCTTCAGAGTTAACGAAGATGCCAACGCCTTCATCTGGCGTACCTGCGCCCGGCTCATCGAGAAGCACCGCAACATGGTCGAACATCATGTTGGTGGCGATCTCGTTGTACTTTTTGCCCTTCGACTCGCCGTTAGCGGCGATGCCGGAATAAAGCAGGCCGGTAGAAATATGGATCGGGTCGGAGTTAGTGCCGGCTGCCATTTCATCCAGGCGGTTAATAAGGCGCTTACCCTTCTCGCTGGATTCGGCATAGCGGCGGTCAACGTACATGTCGCCCGTCACTTTGCCGTCTGTATGGCTGACGTTTTGAAGCCAGGCGCCAACGTGGTAGTTGTTGACTGCGCGAACATCGCGCGCCGAAACATGCTTGCCGTCCACTTTGGGGTGCCCCAGCGGCATCGGGTTGCGCTCCAGCGTGTTAAACGCCTTCTCAATTTCTGCTGCCGGGTACAACTTCCGGTTCATCACGATGTCGTCGACAACGGGCGTGATGCCGCGAACCACGATATGTGGCTTGCCGTCGATGGTTTCGGTAGTGATGTTTGAAGCGGAGTTGACGACGGTCAGCACGTTAACGCGATTGCGCTTCATGCTGTGTCCTCATGGGATGATTAGTTATGCGGCCTGTAGCCACTCTTGGCGTTCTTTCGTGAGCCTCTCTACCATGCCCACGTTAACGATCTTGCCATCGTCATCAAGAATGACCGGTATCTGGCTGCAGTAGCAGTGAAAGCGGTTGCCATCACGGCTGTACCATTCACGAACTTCCTCAACCGTACGCGTCTTCCCATGCCAGAAAGCGTGGCTGGTTCGTGTGGTTGGCTTTAGTGCAGAAAGATGCAACAGGGCGGTATTCAGGCCAAGCCGCTCTTTTGACCATTCTGTTTCATTCCATTGCGCCTCACGTAGCGCGCCCACCTGCTCTGTCTGTGCCATGTTTTTGGCTCTGACCATCGAGACATCCAGCCGCTGACTGATAACCCGAGCTGTCTCGCGCGGGTTAATCCCTCGCCCTACCGCGTCGGAAATCACATTCGCCAGATCACCGCGCGCCCTGTCCGACTCCAGTCGCCAGTCGCTGTAAGTGGAGACGTAAGCCGCCGCGATCTGATTCTGGTAAGCCGGAGAGCTTAGAAGCTGCTGGAGTGTGGTTTGTTGCTCATATATCGGAGACTGAACAGACAGGTTTGTGAATGCCTGATGTGTACCGCGCTCATATTCATCAGCCACGTAGCTCAGCGCCCAGAGGTTGTTGCTGCCCCCCTCAAGCAATGCATCATCCAGAATGATCTGCATGCGCTGCAGCAGGTCGGCCAGTTGTGTAGCCGTCATGTCGTAGATATATGCCCCGGCATTCACCTGGTAGATGACGTTTCCGTGCACCGCATGCGATTGCTGGTTACTGGCTCGCTCATGCCCGGTTAGTCGCTCATCTAATAGCTGCTTAAACGCCACCTTGATGCGGTAGTAGCGCCCCTCGATGTCGCGAAACATCCGGTTAACCGGACGGGCGGACTGTGTCGGGTCTGCTTTATTGCGGGGAATTACCGGCGTTCGGATCAGCTGTGGTTTCGTCATCAGTCAGCGGGTCCTTACCTGTGGGCGCTTTGTTCGGATCGGGTGGTTGCTGAGGCTCATACTCAGGGAGAGTTTGCAGCTCACCAACTGCGCGAATCTCGTTCTCTTTCACTGCGGAACGGCCAAATGCCTGCTGCGTTTTCTGGGCGACATCAGCCATCTTCGCCATGTTGTCGATTCTGTCAGCCTGTGAAGGAGCTAGCAGATCAGACCATGAGACGGTGATTTCATCATTGGCTGCCGGAGCGATAAGACCTATGGTCCAGAAGCGACGCACCAGCGTTTCAATCACGTCAGACAGGAAGCCGTTCCGGCGAGACATGCGGGTTTTCGCCCAGTCTTTATTATCCTCAGACGATGCCCGCTCTCCTGTAATCTGCCCTATAAGAATTTTCACGGGCATCGGCAGCGTTGCGCAGAATTCGCTTAACGACGTACGCCAGGTCGGCTCCGGGTCAGCAGCGGCAACGGAAAGGACTTCTGCTGTGCCTGCCTGCATAAACGTTGCAGCGTCAGTGCTCTGGTTTAGACGCACAACCTGTTCATTAAGCGCGTCCGCCAGATCGCCATCCGCAACGCCAAGGGCTGCAGCCAGCGCGCGGAAGTCAGTTTTCTCGCTGAAGGCGAAGTTAAGCTGCCGGCTGGCATTCTTCAGGAATCCCTCAGAGCTGCCGCCTGATACCTTCTCAATGTCCAGCAGCTTGTTGTATCCGGGGCGCAGGAGAGGTACGCCAGAGGTCAGCAGACCATCATCAGCACCTTCAGCGAGGATAATCACTCGGTCAGGATGGATGCTAATCTGTCGCGCCGGCGCGCCGCCCTGCTGGCCTTCAACCGGAAGCTCGGTGAAGCTGTACATCTTCGGCTGCCCGAAACTTTCACTGTCGGGGTCGGTATCCCACTCGCTGACATCTAGTTGCGATTCCCATGCCGGGATCAGCTTAACCAGCGCCTTATCTGCCGTTCTGCGAATTACCGTAGTATCTGCGGGCTCGTCCCATCGGCCACTGTCCCGCAACTGAATAAGCAGCGCTGAATACCGGCCAACCATGTTACGCCGATCGGCATCCTTGATTTGCTTCCAGCAACGTTTTAGAAGCCGCTTCAGCTGTTTGTCCCAGTCGGACTCAGCCTCGGCGTCTTTGGATTTGTCACCCTCAAACACTTCAGGGTAATCCTCCCAGCAACCATCGGTCATCCGCTTGATTGCGGCACCCGCGATAGCGTTTCGCTCATAGGCGTTGTAATAGTCGTCGAAGATCAGATGGTTCGGGTAGCCAAACTCCTGATAGATGCGCTGGCGTTTGGTATTGCCCGATTTGCCAACATACTGCCCGTACAATGCACGAGCGCGCCCCTCCGCCAGGCTGTTAATTGCCACGGACAGCGCATTCAATTTATCTGGTGTCACGTTGTCCTCCGTCAGCGCTTACGCACCAACATGCCGGTGATCTGCGGTTCTCTTAGCTCGGTCAGGGCATAGACCATTGCGTCCAGCCTGTCGGGTGATTTCTTTGCGGTGGTCGGAACATATTCCATCAGCTGATTTTCCAGCGTGTAGAGGCTGCCGCGATGCGCTACGCGGCCCTGCGCATAGAGGGCTGATATAGGCTCAGCTCTGGCGTATTTGCCCTTACTGGCGTGCACACGGATGATCCTGCCAGTAAACCCGGCATTCACCAGCGTATCTTCAGCCATATCGCCTCCCTGGTTGGTTTCAATCACGATCGCGTCAGCCTTATGATCGTGATAAGCCTGTATTGCGCGCGTTGCCCAGCCGTTGGGAGAATACTTGCCGCTGTAGTCGGCGTCGGTGCTGTACTGCCTTTCATCGCCGTTCCCGTATACGCTGGCAACCACAATGCCTGACTCGTCGCTCTCTTCACTGTTCGTAGCCTGCGGATCGACCGCAACCACGGTACGCGTCAGCTCTTTGGTGATGCGCATCTCATGCGCAGCGCTGATCACCTCCTCGTCCCACAGCGCGCCCTCGGCGTTGAAACGCTTTGGGTTCTGCATGTACTGAGCTTCAGCAGTACGCCGGTGAGAGAACAGCGAGACACGGTGCGATTCGTTGTGCTTGAACGGCCACAGCCAGCCATCAGGCAGGCCGTGTTCAATCGGTATGGCATGGGTGTTGTCCGGGTACTGCTCAGCGTAAGCCAGGCTGTTATCGATGATGACCGGCAGATTCAGGTGATGCCACATCTCCCCGCTGCCACCGCGCAGCAGGTAGCCGCTGAGGTCGTGATAGTGGATGCGCTGCATAATCACGATCATCGGCGTCGTTTCAACGGCCAGACGTGATTTGATGGTTTCGTTAAACCGGTTGTTTACCCCGCCGCGAACTGTTTCGCTGTAGGCATCGTCAGGCTTAACCGGGTCATCAATCAGCAGCGCACCCTGCCAGCCTGGCTCCATGTGTCCGGCGCGAAAGCCGGTAACCTGACCAGCAGCTGAAGAAGCGTAAACGCCGCCGCCGTGCTCGTTCCACCACATCGCCTTGCTGTCGGCATCGTCGCGTAACTCCATGGGCCACATCGCCTGATAAGCCTTCGACTTGATCATGGTGCGGGCGGTAGAGGAGTTCAGCAGCGCCAGATTGTGCGAGTAAGACAGGTGCATGAAGCGGGCGCGGCTGTTCAGTGCCAGCCCCCGGCCCATCATGTTGATTGTCGCCAGTTCGGTTTTGGTGTAGCCAGGCGGAACGTTGATGATCAGCCGTTTTATTTCGCCGTCAATCACACGGTCCAGCGTCTGCTGAATGACCCGGTGATGAGGCGCGACAATCATCTTGCCGCCGGTGCGCTGCTTGAAGAAGTAGCGGGAGAAGTAAAGCCCGTCCTCCTCACACTCTAAGCGGCGTGCATAATTCTTTTGCTCAGCAGTCGTCATCCTCCAGCATCTCCCGCCGGGCAGCCTTGTATTCGTCTTTCGTCAACGTGGCCACTTCAATCGGCCCGCCGTTCTTGCCTGTGTGCTCGTGTGCCGCCTGCTCTTTAAACGCCATTACACTGATGTGCTTACCAAGCAGCTCAAGGTTTTTCACCTTATCCGGCCACTTAATCTTCTTGAGGATGTTCTCCATGGTCGTTTCATCAAAGTTGGTGACCGTGGTGAGGATATCCAGACCGCTCAGCGTGGTGCGCCAGACCTTCGGCCATTCGTGAACCATTTTCAGGCCACCGTCATCTTTCAAGATGTCGAGCACGTCCATTTCGTCAATCTCAACCAGGCGGCGCAGTACGTAATCTGCGTTTACCTCTACCCTTTCATTGCGCTCTGATTTAAGGTCAATGATGCGTTGCGCAATGTCTGGTTTTGTGAGGTTTTCACTGCCAATCTTGCGGGCAGTGTTATCGCTGTACCCCGCCCGAATGGCCGCTTGCGTGGCGTTCAAATCGATGAGGTACTCGCGACAGAACATTTCTTGTTTGTCGGTGAGTGCCATTTATACACCTCTGGAAATGGAAATTTATATGAGCATAAATTCTGTTGGGGATATTACTTCACCCATTGCTAACTACGGCGATTATCTCGAAAGGACAGCACTTCAATTTCATGAAAGACTCGAAAAGTATTGGTTGGATCGTGACTTTCTACATAAGGCCTTTCATGTCAGTCTTGATGAAAGCAACTTAGTGACGATTGCTATACCCAAGCTTCAATTCAACTGCATGAGCCGTAACAGGCTTGTATTCTTCGAAAAGTCATTGCTGAACGAAATAACATTCTTCGTCAAAAATATTAATGATGAAGATGAGGTTATCTTGCTTAAGTGTTACATGCACTATGAGGGTGGCTTTAACTTCAATCACCCAGAAGATGAACAGCAACTTAACTATTTGAATGACGGCAATATCGAGGCTCTTATCTACCAGAAATTAGTTGCTTCAGCGTCCGAAAAAAAAATAATTTCAATTTGATTGTTGCTAATAGGGCGCACGTTAAATGCGCCCTATATTCCTACAGGTATTTTTTTGCAAGTGCCTTCAACTCATCTTTAGCTGCTGAGCCCAACTGAGCTACGCCGCTCTCTACGAAGGCCAGCGCTGCTTCGAAGTCCTGCACGCCTGCTTTAACTTCTGCTACCGGGGTGACTACCTCAGCGGTAACTGGCGTGGCTGCAACAGGTTGAACGGCTGCTGCGTCATTCAGTGGCTCTGACATTTCGGTGCTCTCTTCTTTGGGATGGATGAACAGGCTTTTCAGCCATTCGAGGATTTTCATTTCTGCCGTTCCAGTTCGATTTGTCGAATGGCGGCTTTATCCCTGTTGCAGTTAGCCAGGGAGTTCAGAAGACGCTCATTCAGCTCTACACTGTCATCCCATGTGAACGGGTCAGGGATGAGCGGCACTTCGCAGTCAGCCAGCAGGCTTACCGGTATTTGTACTGGCGGAACCTGAACGTACTTTGTCTCTGTGCGCGCGCAGCTGGTTAACAGCGGCAGCAGGAACAAGCTGAACAGAGCAACCGTCCCCTTTAAGCGCCTCCCGGATGACAACCACCCTTTGCTCGCTTTCTGCATTGCTGGCCTGATTGTCATCGTGGGTTGCCTGGGCGATGTCGTTAAAGAGTGCCGTAGCCTTCAGGACGTTAGTCGTGATCGCCTCGGCCGATGTCTTTTCCTGCTTCAGCTGCTCGTTCTGCTGAGTGAGGAGCGCTTTGGATGAGGACTGAAACTTAACTGCTACACAAAGCACGATGACCAGCAGGAGCAGAACCGCGATGGCGACTGCATCCCACTTAATTCTGCTTAAGGTCATCGGCGCTCTCCGCCAGGCACATTGATCGCTCCATGTCGCGGCGGTTCATCAGGCCACGAAACTTCATGCCACCGGCATATACCCAACGGCGCAGCTCTTCACAAGCACCATCCTGATCGCCTGCGTTCAGCTTCTTCAGCAGTGTCGATTTAGAGAATGAGCCTGAGCCAACGTTGTAGGTGAAGCTGTAAAGCGCAGCGCGCTGATATTCATTCAGCGGCACTTTGACCAGACCATCTACCGTCTTCTTTACCGGCTGCAGGTCATTCCACAGGAGCCGATCGCATTCGCGGTCGGTGTATTTCTTGCCTTTGATGATGTCGGTTCCGGTGTGACCATCACAGACCGTCCATACTCCGGCAACATCTTTGTAAGGCTCATACACGCGGCCTTCCACACCGTCCTTACCGCCAAGGAATACCGTAGCGATAAGCATGGCTCCGCCACCTGCGGCAGCGATCAGCTTGTTCCGCAGTGAGTTTGACATTGCCATAGGTTATTCCTCTGTGAGGCCGGGTGCGGTGGGCCAGCGCTGAAGCGCTTTAATCTGCGCCAGTGTGGCTTTGCGTTTGTAATACCAGTTGATGCCGAGCGTTAGCAGGGCGACCAGAATACCGGCCAGGACGCCTACAGCGCTCCACTCATCGGGACTAAGCCGGGTCAGAAGACCGTTGGCAATCGTCCCGGCTGACGCGCCATACGCTGCGCCTGAAGCCAGTTTGCTCATATCGATACTCATGTGACCCCCTCGGTGAGGGAGCTGGCTCAATTAGGAATTGTCTACTTTCTGAACTGAGCAAGCCCGGTTAGCTTTAATCTTGTCGAGAGAAAAAAGAACCGCCCTGCCGTTGCGTAGTCAAAGTTGAAGAATCCGCCTTAGTGCGGATTTTTTTTATGGATAAAAATCGCCCTATGCCACAGGTCGCTAAACCGAAGTGTGCAGTTTTTGGCAGGAGCGAAAACAGAAAGGGCCCGCCGAAGCGAACCCATAAATTTTTTCGATTAAACAACATGCGTTTTGTGCCGATAACTGCGCTATTCAAACCCAGCGAGGAATAGCCATGGCAACTAAACATGAAGGAATTTGCGGTCACTGCCGCGCAGTCGTTAACCCTGCAATCATCGAAGAAAACACCATTCGCCGAGATAAATGTCAGTGCCCTAACTGTGATGGGATTCTTTATGCCTGCAGAACTCCAGGTTGCGATGATTATGCTAAGGGTGGTAAGACATACGATGAAGAACTGTGTCCGGGGTGCACAAAATCCTTAGCCGAAAACGCTGGGTCACTTGCTAGAACTATTGGAGGAATTGCACTGACAATAGGTACCACAGTAGTTACTAAAAAATTCACAGCCAAAAAATAACTCTTCACTATGAATCTCGTTAAACACGACGCTTTGATTTTTAAATTTCTGTGATTGATAACAATAAAAAAGCCCTACGGAATTAACCGCAGGGCTTTTATTTTATTGCCGCTCAACAACAAGACGTAGCTTTCACTGTTTGGAACTATATCCCTGAGTTCCGGAAAAGTAAATAGCTTGCGATAAAATAACAGGCTATTTTGTTAAGCTCTATGCAGTCACTTTATTCAATGCCGCATTTGCCCACGACTCTTCCGTCTCAAGCTTGCCAATCAGCGTTTCATAAAACTGCTTGCCGCTCTTCTCCCACGTAGCCAGGCTGATTGAATCGGTAATGCTGCTGATTGCGCGATATGCTGCTGTTGAAGGAATGCGTTCAAACCCTCTTCCGCTGCACTGCTTACAGTCGCCCATTACCGGCACGCCCTGCCGCTCTGACTCTTTACGCATCACAGCGCGCCCTCGCCCGTTGCAGTCCCGGCACGCCGACGATACGACACCTTTTCCCGCACAGGTTTTGCAGCGCACCCTTACCTGCTCGCGGACCTCGCGGCGACCGGCGCCGGACAACATCGACTTCATCGTCACGACTTCCGCAGCGATAAAGCCGGTGGCGTTGCAGCACTCGCACGGCTTCACGCTGGCGGCGCTGCGGCAGTAATCGAGGTAGGCGTAAGTTGCGAGCACTTGCATCACAGCTGGTTTAATATCTGCTTCAAGCTTGCGAAGGGCGGCAACCCGATCGCAGGTCTGCAGTGCAAAATCAGTTAACAGGGATACGGCGCGTCGGGCGTCGTTCTCGCTTACTCCAATCTTCCCCATAAACGCGCAGTAACCCATAGCGGCGCGGGACATGGTCATACCCATAGCTGCGATGTAATCAGTGCCTGTAAGCGTGTCTGGTGATGTTTGGGGTGCCATGCCGCTGAAGTTCTGGGTCTTCGCGTAATGGTACCTGGCTGTCGCTTCTAAGCTCATGCTCTGCTCTCCTTTCTCGGTCCCTGATACTCGCCGTAAGTTGGCTGTCGATTTTTTGCTTTAACAGATCGGTGAGTAACCTTTTCAGAAAATAAGGCTTCTTCAGCAGTCATTCCGCTTTTTAAACGCCTGACGATCGTGGAATGAGATACCCGAACACGTGAATCTCTGGACCATTCAGTTGGTGTTTTAGTCTCACCATTGTAAGTCACCGAATGTCTCCCTTTAACCGTATGCTGGGGAATATGCACACGAGAACGCATAACGTTGCATGCCCGGCAAAGTACCCTGAGATTATCTGGTTCATTGTGGTGAACGACCTCATCCTTATGATCGATATGTGTAGTCTTCCAGGTAACGGCTTTACCACATTTCTCACACGGGGGAAGGTTTGCTCCGTATCGGTCATAAACCACTTTACGGTGTTCATAGACTGAACCGTTTGCCATAGCTAATGGATGATCTGGAATGTGAAGCATCTGATAGCCTTTGGAGTTTTGAGAACGAAAACTACGCTTTCCTACTGTGGTTAATTCGTAAGTACCGTATCTCAGCATGCGGAAATAGTGCTTCTGGCAGACCTGTTGCGAGATGTAGTCGCTTTCACGGTCACAACCATCGACTTTGCATTTCATGCTGCCTCCATCTCTGTGATTATGATTTCCAGCCTGCCGCCCTTAACCACTTCACAGCGCACCATGCGCACGTCATCAATGAGGCTGTCGTCAGCGATGACGCCTGCATGGGTGAGCGAGTCAAGAGGGGCTTTGAATAGGTTGTCGAGGTCACGCCGGGCGCGTGTAGGTGGATATGCGAGGATTTTTACTTTTAGCCTGCCGGCCAGTTGGTATTGCTGATTTGCTTCGGTGATTTGTCTGGTTACTGCTGCGGTGTATTCCCTTCCCTTCTTGCTTTTTATCTTTCGTCCGCGGAACACTGAGAAGAGATGATTGTTTCCGGGCGGCCAGGGTAATTCGAGCCTGTATTCATTCATCGCCTTAGCTTCCCCTCTCTGAGCAAAGCATCCTGCGTCCTGATGACGCCTTCGAGATGTGCGATGCGAGCCTCAGTCACTTCACAGCGACGCGTACGCCGGTCTATCTCGTCATGACAGGATGAGCATGCCCAAGCGGCGAAAAGGTCGTCAGGCTTCATTCCTGTGCCGCAAATGCCGACCATCCGGTAATGCGCGAGAACGACTGTTTCCGAGTTGCCATTGCATATGCCTGGAAGCCTCACTTGACATTCCCTGCCCCGCGCTTCTTTGCGTAATTTACTCATCGGCCCCTCCGTGCATTCTGAAGTTGTCGTCTTGCATCCAGCCGGCGCAGCAGTGGGCGCAGGCATACACCCAGTCCGGCGGCAATGCCAAACCGCAACCAGCGCAGCTGATAACAGACGTATCGCCAGAGGGCGTGGAACGGGACATAGTCGACGTGCTCGTAATACCAGGTGTCTTCTTCGCAGATTTCACAGTTCACCCCGAATCGGTACTTATCCTCACTGGTCAGCACGGTGTTGCAGCTACAGCAGCGCTTACGCCCAGCATTTGTGCTCATAGGTTGTGTCTCTCCGTGGTTCGCGGTTTCCCTCAGGCAGCAGCGCGCTGACCAGCCAGAGGCGTGGATCGGTGGCGAGTGTCTTTTGGGTCTGTATGTTGCGGGCGGCGTAGCGTGAAAGGAGTTCGTTGGCGGTGTCGGAATCAACGGGGTCATGAGTGAACCAGGTTTGCCGCATGGCTACCCCCGTTTTTTCTCAGATACTCAGGCCAGTGCTTTTCGAGTATGCGCTTCGGTACGCGTAACCCGAGTCCCATCACGTTGGCTTTGGTTTTCAGCGTGCTGAGTGGTTTGTTGATCGCCCTGGCGATAACAGGCGCCGGGACCTTTCCGGCCACGCGCTCGACGTATTCAAGTTCCTGCTGTGTCCAGGTGCTTCGTCTACCCATTTTGTTTTTCCTTCAGATTCATGTATTCGCTGTCGGCCGGCACCGTCAGTTTGCAGCCGAGGCTCAGCGCCCAGCCTTCCACCTGAGTGAGGTAGAAATGCATGTCGCCGGTGTCGAGGTCTGAGGTATGCCGTAGCGAACGGATCACTGTCGTTTCCCCTGTCACCACATCGACCATCTCGCGCTCTACGTAGCCGAGATAGGTGTGCTTCATCGCGTCTTTCACCCATTCAGGAGAGGCAAAGTCTTTGCCGCGCCGGATGAGCCAGTCGCTGATTTCGCTGTACCACATGTGGGATAAGGCGTTTTGGTTGAGGCTGCGCTTCTCGCGCCACGGCTTGATGATCAGCCGGTAGGTTTCGCCAGAGTCGAGCATGGGGAGGATTTGTTGCCCGATGGCGTTGAAGTTCGACCTATGAAGCCTTATGCCGTCCTTCGGTATCTCCATCAACAACCTCCTTCAGTTGCTGAATAATTACGTGAAACGCATCTTCCAGGCGCCCTACGGCTGCATCTGAAAACGGTTTGTCACCCCGATGAACCATGAGGAGCTGCTGCTGGGCGTTTACGGCGTTGATGTAGGCGTTGCAGATCTGCCGGTAATCGCGCTTTGAAATGGTGACTTGCTTGCTGCTCCCGGCTGGCGCCGCATCATCAGGTGACTGGCTGCCCATCAGGTCAACAGCTTCTGAGGCCAGCATGCGGATATGCGTCAGCGTTTCGTTCGAAGCCGGTTGCTTCCGGGCAACATCGATGATCGCCAGCAACAGGTTGCGCGTATGGTCCTGCGAAGGTCGGATAATCAGCTGCGTTACCTGCGTCATGCCCTCACTCCTTCCCGTCCGGCCAGTCAGAAGAAAAAAGCACGATCGACAGTCTCATCCTGATAGCCGAGGTGCGATCGGGTCATGCTGTGCTTGTCGCCGTGAACGCTGTGGTAAAACCGTTCGAAGCTGCTTCTGATGCTTTCGCTCATGACGTTCTCCCTTTACTGACGAGAGCCTTCAGCCGGGCAACGTTGTCCAGGGCCTTTTCGCTGGCTGTTGGCATGTAGAGCTTTTCCAGCTGCGCGCGCGGTGGCGGAATTTCTTCGCCCGACTCGATGCGCGACGCCATTTTGCGAAGCTCGGCGCGGCACTTTGCACGCAGCTCAGGCTCGGAGAGATTGTTGGCGCGCATCGTGCTGTACAGGCCAGTGACCATCCAGTATGCGGCGTTGCTTTCCCACATGTACGCCTCGGGGCTGTCGATCAGACCGCGGCGGGCGGAGTACTTCATCACCATGTCATAAAGCCCGTCTTCGTCCGGCAGACCAGCGGAACGGAGTTCACCCTGCTTGCACCACTCGATAAACTGTCCAGGTGACGGCCAGAACGGCGAGGCACTGGCGCGGGCGTGCTTCATGCCGGCCGACAGCTGTTGCTTCGTGCTGATGTCGTTTTCGGCGAAGGCGGCGATCCACTGACGCTTTGCAGAGGCTTCGTCGCGCGGGTCTTTCAGCGCGGTGCTGACTGATGCAGGAAAAACCTGCTTAAGGCTCATGAACAGCATGTCGACCAGACGCTCAACGGTTTCGTTAACGCCACGGTCTACCGGCTGCGGGCCGTCACCAGCCATGCGGGCCAGCGCGCTGCTGTCGCGGTTGTTTATTGCGGCTACGAGATTTCTCATATGAAATTTTCCTCCCACTCTTTGCGGTCGTTCCAGTGTGGAATCTGTTGCTGTGAAACGGATGGCGCGTTGCGAGCCGGCTGGCTCATCTGCGCTTTAAGGGTGGCCCACTGCTTTCGCAGCTTCGACGGGCTGAGGATGTTGGTCTGCCAGAACTGATTGCCGTTCGCCCAGGTGAATACTTCGCAGATTTCCCGATGGCTGACCTTCAGGGAATCGCGCATCAGGCGAATGTCGTTTGCCCAGGCGGGCCAGTTGGGTTGCTGGGCTGTCGGAGTGATCACCTGAACCCGGCTGAAAATCCACTGAGCAGCCAGAAGGTCGTCAGCGGTTCCCCACTTGTCTCCCTTCGGTGAATGAACCGCTGCTTCAGGTCGGACAACAGGAAGACTTTTCAGACGCTCGTCAGAGGATT